TGCTAACCTATTTCGGATGGCAAATCCCATATTATCTAGGGTTTTTACCGATTCCCTTAGAAAGTCTATTTGATTTTCTAAATGAGAAAGAATCATGTTATCGTCAGCTAAATCTGTTTCGATAAACTTTTCTTTTTGTTTCTCTCCTAGCTTATAGTCATATTCATAATATTTAATATAAGCTGTTCTATATCTAGTCGCTACTTTTGATTTTTGTTCTTTAACCTTCATATTTAAATATGCCATTTGATCGACAAGCGTTTGTCTTGAAGAAAGAACGTCTGCAATAACTACTTCTAATCCATTTAATTTTCTAAGATTTTGGGCTAGTTGTTTGATGTTATTTGACCATTCGTTTCTTTGTGCACTTAATTTTTGGTCTAAAGCTAATATATTTTCTTTTGCGCTCATTAAAATAGTGATTTCTTATTGTTATTGTTTTTGATAAATTTAGATATTTTTTGACTCTTTTTAAATTTAGGTTTAGTAAACTTAATATCTGGTGATTCAACACTAGTTTCTATTGGCTTGAAATCTATCATTAATTTCATACCCTTAAAACGTGAGCCATCTTTATAGAAATCGTCTAAACTATCTTCTACCATAACATTAATATCTTCTATACGTACCATAAATCTAATTGACTTGAAGTGAAATAATCATTAATCTTTTTATGAGCATTTGATTTTAACTCATAACATTTCAATATCAAGTCATTTAAATCTTTGATATTATATTTATCTAAATTGTTTTCCTTAAGAAATTTAGACCACATAAAAACTGACCTCCCTTTCTTAAGTTTTTCTGCCATCTTCTTTTTACCAGTAATATCATTATCGAACATATATCTAACTGTCGGTATTTGATCGAAATCTTCTGTTGACCTGCCGGCAGTTGCCAAAGCCAAAGAATTTTGCATAAACTTTGCATCTAATGGACCTTCAAATATTGTAAGAGGCCTTTGAAAATTAACTTGCATAATTCCAAAAAGAGTAGAGACTTTTGTTAAAGCCGATAATTGTTCGGGAGTCATCTCTAACGGACTTCCCATTTCTTCGTAGAGTTTAGGTAAATCATAAGTTAAATATCTTTGACCATATCCTTTCATTCTACGTGTTTGTGCACCGATAATTTTATTATCAGCACCAAAGTTTAAAATCCAAAGACGATGTTCTTTGTCTGAATAAAGAAATTCTTCAGTTCTATTATGAAGCAATCTATCTTTGAGCTGAAACCAAATCCAATCACCAGGTTCTATAACTTTAGCTTTAAACTTAGCCTTAAATGTTTCTAAATCAATAGCTAGTTCTTGAACTTTACTTAAGGCTTCATGTTTAAGTACTGATTCAGGATTTACTTGTATTTTGTTTTGTTTAATATAATCAATAACCGTAAAAGTATCATCGGTATTGTTCATCTTTACTTCGTGGTCCTTTAAGAACGTGTGTAAGTTTGTATGATGTGAACAGTTGTAACAATGATATTGTAAGGTGTCCCAAAAGATATTACCTCTTTTTTTGGTATCATCTTTACTGGAATCACCACAATAAGGACATGCTAGGGTTATTCGCCCATGCATGTCCTTTAGTGATTGCTTATTAGGATTAGTATGCTGTTGTAAAACTACTTGTTTTAGTGCATATCTAACTTTATCCTTAAGCTCTTCGGTTAGTTGTATATTAGATGTCGAGGTCATTCAAGAAAGAATCTAGATCGTCTTCAGACTTTACACTAGTTGATTCATTGCTTGAAGCTGTCGTCTCGCTAACTGGATTTGAAGCTCTTTGAGGTTCAGCAGTTTTAGTAGCCGCTGCCTTTGGAGCTGCCTTAGGTGTCGAAGTAACTTGAGCAATAGAATCACCTGGGTTCAAATACATTCTCAATACATCATTTACGAATGTTCGAGTGTCTTCGTCCCAAGCTTGGTAATCATAACCCTTTAATGAAGGTGCTGCTTCCAACTCAGCTTTAATCGCTGTCATTGTCTCTTGGTTTCTTTCGGCTGGAGTACCACTCATGTCGATTGGTGACTTGTTAGCTGAGAATTTAGATTTATCATAGTTGTTGTACTCACCTTGTCTAGTAATAATCAACTCAAAGTTTTTACCTTCAAAAAGGTCAAATACTTGTGTTGGCTCACCAAAATCAGGCTTCAATTCAGCGTCGATTTTTTCTTTAATCTTGTAACCAAATTTAAATACTTTGTAAGTGCCTTCTAGATCTGGATTTTGTGGGTCCTTTACGATCTTAATAAGTGCATAATATTGTTGACGTCTTTTCAGTTTTTCAGAAGACTTTCTGTCTACTGCTGAATCTGATTTACGTAACTTCCAAAATACATCTGCAATTGGACACTTCTCACCGATAGTCGATGGAGAGTCTACTAGTTTGCCATCACCACTTGAGTTTGTCAACCAGTGAACATATTTTTGGATTAGTGAATTACGAGGGTTTTCAGGGTTAGGTACAAATCTAATTAATGCTTTGTACGTTCCGTCTTTACCGTCGTCTGCGGTTGGTTTGTAAACTTCGTTTACTGTTGTTTGTTGAGGCTGATGCGTTTCTACGTCTTCTACGCCTAAGTTAAAAATGTCAAAATCTGCCATAATTCCTTTAAATTGTTTAATAAATGTTTAATACTTAAAAATGACTTTAATGTCCTTTCAGTTCCTTATAGTGTATAAAAAATATTTGTTTCAACTAATATGTAAGATTGCTCCGTTTGGTTCCTTCCATCTATCATCCTCTAGCTTAATCAGCCCAGATTTGTGGAGTAACTCTTCTTTCTCACTTGTTGTGAGTTGGTTCGCTGCCACCATTTCGTTGAGAATCTTATGTAGACGAAGGTAATCTGCAGTAATCAACATGTCAATTGTACATTTATTTATTATACATATTATATATCTTAGTTTTCATTTGTTTCATCCAAGTTTAATTTAAAAAAAAATTTATGAAAAATGAAACAGTTTTTTGGAACTAGCATATAATTAATGTTAGTTAAGCCAGAGGAAAGATTAGGTTGTGGGGTTGGCAACGTATGAAACCAAGAAATATGCATCAACAAGGTCGTCTAGGGGTTTGGGAATCTTTTTCCCTATTTCAAGGTTTTTAACCATTTTATGTAAAGGACTTTGAGCTAAGATCGGGTCTTCGTTCACATTTTTTTGATAAGCCTCAAATAATTGTAACTTATTCATATTTCCTTTACCGGCATATTTCTTAATAGTAGTTGGAGCCACTGTTAAAATGTCTTCAACGTGAAGTTGAGAAATCATCTGTTCTTTAAGGATAGCGGCACCTGCAGCCATATCAATTATATTATTTGTACCCATTTTAGAACCATAAGAAGTTCCTTCGAAAGAAATAATATAATCTTGCTTGGTTTTAGTAACACCGATAATTAAATTAATAATGTCATCTGCCATAGCCATATATCTTCTCACTTTAGCTAACTCATTTTTAGAATAATCTCCAAATGTAGTTTTCCAATCAGGTTGATATAATAATGTCACGTCAGATAATAAGCTGATTTCTTCTTGTAGTTTTTGTTCAGCTTTTGTACCGAGTTTCGGTTTTATGTAACTTATGTAATGATGAGAACCCAATTCTTCACTATAAATGCAAATACCTGGGGAATTTAGGGAAAAATCAACTGATACGTAGTTCATTTAGATTCTTTTACCGAGTGCAGCACCTAACGCAGCGCCAACAAGTCTCGAAGTTAATAAATCATACATGATACCCTTTTGAATACCTAAAACTTTAGCAATTAATTTACCAACTGATTTTCCAAGAGCAAAACCTGTTAAACCACCAATAATAGAACCTAAAAGACCTTCATTAGTTAATTCTTCATTTAATCTGTCAACGTCGAACGTGCCATCCTCATTTTGATATTCAGAAACAAAGGCATCTAAAGCTGATTCAACTTTAGCCTCTAATTCTGGGGTCCATTCTTCTTGAAGACCTTCTGTAATAATCTGAATATCTTTATCAGTTATTTCGTTCTCTACTAAATATGTCTTAAATGTTTTCATATTCTATATATCTTATTCTATTTCTAGTTTTAAATTCAACTTGTTGTAAAAGAAAGTTACTTCAAATGTTGAAAAGTCTGCTACGTTTTCTGCGAAGTTTAAACTTAGTTCATTAATAGAGTTCATAATTGGTTTATCAAATTCCATAAATGCAACTGAAGCTCCTTCGGCATCTAAAATTCTTAAAGTCAATGGGTCTGTGTATGGTCTTTTAGTCGATCTAGCGTAGTAGTATAATAAAGTGTCCATCATAATCCAATAGTTTATGAACCCGTCTAAAAGTTGCATAGTTACTGTAAATTCCCTTTGAATAGTGTTTTGAATAGGTATTGCACCTCTATGATATCTTGTAGTTCCATCGTTATCCTCTTGTGTGATAGGGTCAAACGAAATGCCAGGAATATTTATGCCTTGAATCGACATATTAATAAAATCTACAGGTTCAGCTAAAAGACCACCAGGAATTCTATTCAAGTAGTTTTTATATTTATCAGCAACTTCTTGCGGAATAAACTTTCTTGGAAATCTAAAATCAAATGAATTATTTCTGCTATTTAATATCATCTTATACTATTTTAAATTTACCTGATAAAACCATAGTCTCTTCTTGACCGTTATATAAATTGATATAGAATTTATTTGAGTTCATTCCAGCAATTTGATTAGCATTAGATTCAGTGATTTTAAATAAAACTTCTCCAGAGCCCATATCTATATCTTTATTATAGATATTGTTAAATTTTAAATTTGTCTTACCATCATTAAAGACCATCACCATTCTTTCTGCATTATCGAATGAAATAAATTCAAAATCATCTTGTTTCTTTTTAGCAATAACAAATTTGTAATAAGACGTTGTTCTAGGTATAGAGATTTCAGTTCCGCCTTCAGTTTTAAATTCACTAGTATCGGTTTCTTCAACATCTAATATGCCCTCGTTTAAACCTTCACCTACTAAAGAAACTGTAGATTTAGAAGAAACTATATTGTGTCTTTCAATAAATGCCGGTACATATTTAACCGATCTAGGTAAACTATCTGTAATAAAACCTGATATTATTTTATTTGTAGCTAATTGAGGTAATACATTGTAAACTTCAGTCAATTGATTTGGAGAATCAATATTTAACTTATTTAGTTTTTTACCATATCTACCCGCTTGATTAAGTGTTAAACTAGCTCTTTTTACAATTTGAGTATTATCAGTTTGATTGTAAATTCTCATAGTTACTTCAATAGAAAAGTTAGAAGCTATGTTGCTATTCATAATTACTGGTCTAAAAACTATAGGGTCATTAAAACTTTCATATTGAGTATATGTTGTTGAGAAAGTTTTAACCTCACTAGTTCTAATAAATTCATATATGTCAACGTCATACATGACCATGATATCATCACTAGTTGTAGATATTCTATTTAATATGTAGGCTTCAAAGGCTCCAATAGAATTGTCTTTTTCACCATATATTTTAAAGTAATCTCCATCTGGTGCATCTTCTATAACAACTGTAAAATCTTGGAATTCATCTTCTCTAGAAACTGTGAATGAATTTTCTTCAGCTGTGTAGAAATAATCATAACCTTCTATGTTTTCTAATTTTTCAATTAGTTTAAAAGATATTCCATAATTAGAAGATAGGTTTAAGTCACTAGAGCCTGGTGTGCCATCTCCATAAAATCTATCTAAGAATTCAACATTTTGTTCGATTAAAGTAGGAACTTTAATATCGATAAACTTAGTATATAATTTTTCACCTAACATAAATGGCTTAGGATTAGAATATTCGTAATTACTAGTGTTTAAATAAACTAATTGGGTTAAGTAGTTTTTAACTTTAGTATTTCTTTCTGTGGTTACTTCAAATAAGAAACCTTCATAATCTCTAGCAGAAAAGCTAAATCCACTTCTTAAGTGTAATCTAATCGTATCGTATTTGATATAATTAATATTTGCAGTTGCTTCAGTTTGAGATTGAATTAAATCAGCTTCATTTCCACCTTGCCAATTTATATTATTATTAATGTAATTAAACATTTCATAATAACCACTAGAATCATATCCTAATAAAGCATGTTTTGACGGGTCTTCTGAATCTATTGCAATACCATGATATCTACCTATAACTTGATTAATATCATTTCCAGTGTTTTCATCTGGGTCTGCAAATAAAGGATTTGCCCTGTTATCAATAATTATTTTACCACCTATTAAACCTTCATATCTATATTCTATATTACCGTTTTGATTAGGCGTAAATTGAGCAATATTTGTTGTTGAAGAATAATTAAAAATACCATTAGCACCTGAAATAATAAATTTTGAAGGGTCACTCAATTGACTTAAATCAAATTTATATGTTTTTCCATTTTGTAAAAGTAAAGTTCTAGCAGCAAAATTTTCTACAGCTAAATATCCGCTTACCTCTGTCACTTCAAAATTAACTACTGCACTACCTAATTCATTAATCAAATGTCTAGTTTGAAAGGGGTCATTATCAACAGTGTTAAGAAATTTTACCTCACTACCGTTGTCATCGACCTCAATTTTATATTTGTCGGCCTCGCTCTGGTCGTGATAGATAAACTCCATCATTACGTCAGAGTCAATGTAATAATATCTAGATGATTGTGCCATATTTTAGAATCTCAAAAATTTAGGTGACCAATAAACTCCTAAACCAATAGAAGGGCCAGTACTAATTACTTGATTATTATTTAAGTTTATACCGTAACCAACTCCAATACCAATAGCCCATCCAGCTTTTTTCTGAATTTTTCTATTTAATCTTGTGTTGACTAAGTTTATATTTTCTATATTATTTATCTCAATACCTGGGTAACTAGTACTCAGTTTTAATCTATCTGCTCCATCTTCGCCTTTTTCAATTGCAGCCATCAAACTTAATGTTTGTATTAATTCAAATTTACTATCTAAAACTCTAAATTGTCCAAAATCATATTTAAGCGTAGATGTTCCAAATAGTGACCTACTATTACCGTTTCCATAATCTTTTTTAGAATCAAACTGAACGGTAGCAGTGGTAGAATCTATTTGTGTAACGTTTGCGTCAGCAAGTAAACTATCTTTTATTTCTAAATCTGCTGAGATTAAAGAATTTACCTCTTCTAAATCTTCATTTAAATCTAAAGCATCTCTATATTTTTTAGTTAAATTAGATTGTTCATCTTGCATTTTACTCAGGTCAAATTCATATGACCTAATTTGAACTAATTTTTCACCGTTTTCGTCTCTTAGTACTTGAACCGAATCTTGTGAAGCCAAATAATTATTTAGATTTCTATCTGCATCTTCTTTTGCAAATTTAACATCTTGTTTTAGTGTTTCTATCTGATTACATTGTCTAAGAAAAAAAAGCACAAAAAGAGCTCCCGCTACAAATGTTAACGTTGTTTTATTAGACAATATGTTTTTTAGTTTATCCATATTTTTTTATCCTGATACCGGTCCGCCAC